GTCGCGGTGTTGGAACAGAATAGAAGCGCTGGAGAAATCAGAGCATAAGAGGGTCGGGGCTCAGCCGGTGATTGATAGGGCGATGAACATTTTACAGGCTGTTATTGTTGCGGCAGTTGTGGCACTAATGCTGTTTTTTATGAAAGGGGGCGCGATAACGTAACATGGGACTATTCAGGCATCTAACGCAGTATTTCACAAAAGAAGTAGAGGATCAGATAAAACTTAAAACCATAGGCACCTCTAGCAAAGCAGATAAGGCAACGTTTCAGGACGCAGGAACCAACGCTCGTTCGACAGAACTCCTCTCTCGGTATATAACCGTATATGAGAAAGGCGGGCTGTTGTCGGAAGCATTCGACCTGTATCCGATCTTTATGTTTTCACAGGGGTATGAGTTCATCGGAGATCCTGGAGGAATAGAGGCGTGTAAGAGTTTTGTTGATGGGTTCGATTTCTCAAAGACTCTCACCCTGATGGTTATCGGATCGCTGGTTTGTGCCGATGCATTTGCCGAGGTAGCACCAGGCAGGGGGGCGATGTCCCGGACTCCTGTTGCCATGCTTCCAAGAGATCCCACTCAGTTCAGTATTGTTTTTGACGATAGGGGTATCGCAGAAGCATACGAGCAGAAAGTAGGGTTCGACAAAAAGATAAGGCTGGAAAAGAACGAGATCTGTCACGTTCAGATGATACCTTCGCTTCGTGGTTCGTATGGCGTCTCTCTCATGGCCAGGTGTTTCGATGAGGCAATGCGGGATACCCGGATAGTAACAGGATTGTCGAATGCAATAGACAGACATGGCACGCCGAAATGGCTCGGGAGGGTCGGTGCAACGCCAGAGAGTATTGTTGACCAGGAGAGTCTGGATCTTATTACTACAACATTATCAAACCTGAACTCTAAAACCTCAATTGCAGTACCAAAAAGCGTGGAGGTTCAACAGCTCGACACGTCCGGTATCCAAGGGGTGCAGGCATACCATGAGATGAGTCTGCTTCGGTTGCTTGGTGCTATCGGAGTCCCCGGAGAACTGGTCGGGTGGAGACAGGGAACCACCGACAACACGGCAGTCAGCCGTATACGGGCGTTTCTGCTCAAATGCGAATCGTATAATCAGGCGCTGGCCCGGCAGTTGAATTTACAGGTATTTGACCAGATTACCGGAAACTCCGGAAGCGTTAAAATCCAATTTAAGTCTCTGCTGCCGGATGAGATAGCAGACAAAACAGCCTGGATCGTTAACCTAATGAAAGCGGATCCGCTTGATCCATATGGGATCATCACGAAAGAACAAGTTCGGGAGAAATTGGGATTGATATGACAGCAGTAAGTTACGTAATGGGAAATGAGCCGGACAAGTCCGCTCTGTTAGTATCGAAGGAGACAGATCACCCTACAGCAGGGCAGGTGCTGTCTGACGGAATAGCCGTCACTGCCAGCCCTGGGATAATTGGGTATCTGAACGTGATGTTTTCCTCCACGGTTTCCGGGGTTCTGACATGTACCAGGGGAAGCAGAACCGAAAAATTAAACGGTGGAACGGCCATAGGTGCCGGGGTTGCATTCGCTGAAACCATCGAATGTATTGGGGGAGAGACAATCAACTTTACATTCAGTGCAGACGGTGGGACGTATAAACTTCGAGTCGGAACGGTGATACAGAGATGAGCAGTCCAACATTCAGGCCCACGCCCGCAGCCGGTTCAGGAACCGGGGACATGACCAAGGCCGTTTATGATACTGATGATGATGGAAAAGTAGATTCTGCCAAAACCCTGGACGGGTTTGACTCCGCTGATTTCGCGTCCCGAACCGCGTCAGATCTAACCCTCTACGTCTACGAAGACGCCACGGGCGACGGTGATGGATCAAGCAAGGCAAACGGGTTTACCACTCTACAGGCTGCGATAGATGCTATACCAGACGTTGCGCAGAATGTAACCATAATCGTCTGCAAAGGGTCTACTAATTACTTAGGACAAACAACCACAATCCAAAAAGCGAGTGTCAAATCCCTGACTATTCAGGGTGAGTTTTATGCATATGAAGCCTGTGATTCTAATGCTGTTGCTGGTAAAGTTGTTGATGCAGACGCAGATTTTAGTGACTTTGAAGTTGGTGACAGGGTAGTATGTACAAAATACAGTGGGACAGTTGGCGCAAGCAGTATTGAGGATTACTTTTATGCAACGATTACCGAAGTGGGCGAGGGATATATCCAGACAAGTGAGGGGACTAAAGTTCCGACGACTGGATGGCGGTATCTGATTAATCAGACACAAATTGTCAGTTTAAATGATATAGCTGGGCGCGGGTTTATTGAATCGAATAATATGTATTCGATTACCATAGTAGGTATATCTTTGGTTGTATCTGGTCAAACAGGTAACGGGAGATGTGCACTGGCATTTTTCGGAAATGGGTATTCGATAGTTACACATTGTATTTTTGTAGGGAATCAGGGAATTTTATCCACTGGAAATAATCTGCATACGTGTGCAGATAACTATATGCACTGTTATTATATAGGGGTTCAAATAGCACACGGTGCACGTGGCGGTATTTCAAGAACCGTTTTCACCGGAACCCCGGCGGTTTGTGTTATTCACAATGGCGGTGGGCAATCATTTTTAATATATAATTATTTAAAAACAACACACGCAAGCGGAAAGGCAATAAAAACAGATATGACTACTGATTCATCTAAATTGGTAAGTTGTTATATCGACTCGTCTTTTACATACGGTGCCTATGGTTACAACATAACCCTCGTTGATTGCACCAACAACGCAGCAACCCCCGTGTATAATTTAACCAGTGGCGGCAGCATCGAGGAATGGGATGGTCAGGCATTACCGAGTATTGACGATGCAACGGGTGGACAGGTTTTAGCCCTGAAGTCGGATAAGAGTGGATTTGAGTTTGCTACTGTAAGTGGCGGAGGCATGGATCCGATAGTAGCATCATTAATTTTTGGGTGAGATCATGACAGCATCAATCATTGACCCGGCAATCATACAGATTGCAACGGCAGGCACAGAACAGGATCTGATAAACAACTCCGGTGAAACCAGAGAGTTGAGTTTGTTAATTCACATTGCGAATAATGGATCTTCAGCCGCAAATGTTCAGGTGTGGATTACGAATTCGAGTAATACAAAACTGTTCCCCGTATTGCCTGAAACGAGTGTTGGAGCAAAAGCAGGACTTTCAAATTCAACAAAACTTGTATTGAAGGCAGGAAACAAGATCCGGATAACTGCATCATCTACAAATATATATGCGATGATCTGTCCGGTGTCGGGGTTATAATCATGTTTCGAGACCCGTGGGAACCACTAATTGAGATGGAGTCGGATTCCCCAATATATGGCGTTTTATGGAACCGTGCATCAAGTTCACCGACTTTGTCGCGAATAGATGAGAACGGCGATACTATCAGCCCTACGTCTCTGTCATTCAACAATCACCCATTATGGGGAAACATGCGACGGTGCACATTAGATGCATCCGGAAATCCCACATACGGCAGCGATGCAAAGGGAACAGGGCTCACTCTGACAAGTGACTATTGTATGGTTGAAATCCCAGGGTGTTATGCGGGTTCATTCCGTGAAGGAGATTATCAGGGGCTATTGCTTGGAACCGCCCCGTTTAAATCCAAATGCGTAACATCGGTGTGGCACCCTGCATTTTACCGGAGAGACAGGACAGGAATCAAATCACCAAAATTGTATCTTGGAGCATATGAGGCATCAGATAATGGCGGGACAGTATCAGCAGATGCAACAACGGCCACCCGGTATGCGACGTCGTGGACTGGGTTGAAACTCACAAGCAAATCCGGTGTTGCACCGTTAACCGGCAACACTGGCGCAAGTTCTGGAACTTTGGCACAATTCGAGGCAGCCGGAAACCTAGTAGGTTCATATTGGGGGATTACCTCTTTCTGGACACAGGCATTGCTCCAAAGCCTGTTTTATATCGAGTATGCAAACCTGAACTCGCAGTCTGCACTGGCACCAGGGAGAACCAAGTCAAGCAACACACAGGCACTTGCTACAGGACAGGGCAACTCATTAATGGGAACGAACGGAACTGGAGGCGGAACAGATACGCAGGCCGTTGTGTATCGCGGAATAGAAAACCCGTGGGGGAACATCTGGAAATTTATTATCGGGTTTAATTCCATTGATACCGCTTACAATGTCATGAAACGGGATGGAACCGGAGCATTGGCAGCAATTCTCACAGCAGGGAATTATGAACAGACAACCGGAATTACTCCGCTCAATGGAACCAGTAATATCAGCGGGACAGACGGAGGAGAATACTGCCATGGATATGTTTCCGATCTGGTATTTGCAGATCCTCTGAAACTGGCATTTATCCCGTCTGCTCTGTCCGGGAGTGAGTCGACATATCTCACTGACTATTATTATTCTCACAAGGCCGGAATCTCTCAAACTGGCATCCTGCTTGCGGGGGGCCCTTGGTTTAATGCCGGTCGAGCGGGGGTCGGGTTTCTGCATGCGACTAACGCCGCTTCGGATGTCGCTTCGTATATTGGCGCCCGTCTGGAATTTATTCCGTAGGAGAAATTAACATGGTTAAATCAAATATCGAACCGCAAAACATCGAAGTTGATTGGGGATCATTTGCATCCGGATCAGTAGATGTCCTGGTGCATTGGAACATCACCGAATCAACCGGAACCACTGAAGACGGTCAACCGTATCCGCAATACGAGTATGAAGAGGCACGAATCAGGGTGCCATTACCCGCATATGCACGGAGTCAGGCAACTGCACAGGAGTATTTGGACGGCAGATATCAGGCTCTATTAATGCTTGCAGGTGCGGATGTGATCCCAAACAAACTTGGAGACATTGAATCAGCACTGTTAGATCTTGCGGAGGTGATATTATGAGCGAACATTGGAAAAACATCATCAAAAGTCGGTATGATGCAGGGACAATTGATGAAGTAAAGGTGCAGGCATATGTACCGAAACTGATTACGCAGGATGAGTGTGATTGGATTTTAGGCGATGTTTAAAAAAGACGTCCCACACCTTGTTTTTAGGAAACAGCCTACTATAGTATCTGAAGATCCTTTTAAGACAGAAAAGGAAGAACAGGCGCTTGCTAAGCTTATCGCCGACAAGCTCCAGAAATACGAGGACAGGATAGCAAAAGAGCTCAAATCCTTAACCCGTGAACTTGCAGCGCCTGCAAAACTCACATCCGGCTGGGACTCCGGAGACCTGGTAGAAGAGGGGATGGAGTTCACAGAGAAAGGGTATGCCAAAGGCGTAATTTTATCATCCAAACAATTAGATCCATTAAACGTAAAGATTGACATCAATATGTCCTCTCCCGGAGTCAATAAAACCATAAAGGATCTTCGTGGGAAACTCTCAAAGCGTGTTGATGAGTTTGGTTTAAAAATGCAGGATGTTTATGAGGATATTGTTTATAGGGGAATTGAGAGCGGCAAAACCTTTGACCAGATAATGGAGGATGTGAGAAAGGCAACCGGAAAAGGAATAACGGAAGCGAACCAGATAGCAACCGAAATTATAGTCAATGCTGCAAGAAAAGCCGAAACAGAGACGTTTCTGAACGTTGGTATAGAGATATTCCGCTGGATCACAGTAACCGATTCAAAAACGTGTGAAACCTGTTTGGCCCTGAACGGCCAGGTTTACCGGTGGAATGATCTTGAGGGTGCCTATATCAATATGGACTCAAAAAAGTTTCTGTATGAGGAACTTGAGGATCTGGCATCAGAGTTTGGGGTGGAGGATTGGATTGTGACTGATGCAGACGGGCCTCCTATTCATCATGCTGGGGAATGCCGGTGTCATTTTCAACCGGTTATGACATACGAGCAGTATCAAAACACCCGTGGATCAGACAAAATAAAGTCTATAGTTAGCGAAGTTTGAATACAGAGAAGAGCATTACTCTATATATGCTATCCACACCGGACGGTCATGCTGCACTGATACGGGAACTTGAACCCGTCAGATGGCAGAAGAACCGGTTTGGACCGGGCATTACACCCGGTTATACTGAACACGGGAAAGTTTGTCGTATCATATTCGATCCGTTGAAATATGATAAAGCCCGCGCTCTTTCATGGCTCGATGAACAAGATTATGTTCCTATAGAGTTTTTAGAATTTTCTATAGAATCAATTCGAGAACATGAGGAAACAAGGGAAATTCCCGCGTCTTCTCCGCGAACGTTATCATTTTCGTGGCAGGAGGCAGGCGGAAAACTGGAAAAGCGCCCAGACGGCTCGCTCCTGGTTAAGGGTGTGAAGATGTTAGGGGCTGGCACTTGGACAGACTCAGCTAAAAAGACGCCGCTCTACTATTCTGAAGACGTTCTCCGGCGGAATGCTGGCAATTGGGTCGACAACTCTCATTGGTCGAGACACCTGGGGGGTGTGCCAAGGAGAGTTGGGGAAATGATAGGCCGGACTACAAACCCACGCTTTGAAGACGGGCATATAGTAGCCGATATCGAATATCATGGACTCTCTCAGGACTCCAGAGACACCATTGCCATGATTGAGGCGGGTGTTGCTAATTTCGTAAGTGTGGAGCACGGGGGCCGTGAGCGCTGGAACGTCGGGACGAAACAGTATGAGGCTGAAGAGCTGTTCTTTACCGGCAGTGCAACCGTAAACAAGGGGGCCTGCCAAACTTGCAAGATCCGGGAGAATGAAGAGATACCAGCTCCCGTTGTAATTGAAGAGGTAGAAGAAATGGCAGATACTACAGAACTGGAAGCCATGATTAAAGCACAGGCGGATCAGATTCGTCAGCTTACTGAAATGGTTAAGGAGCTCAAAGAGACTCCAAAAGAAGACAAGAGCAAAGAGCTGGAAGCACGACTCACCGCTCTTGAGAATGAACCTGTGACCAAGTCACAGACTGATTACGCAAAAGAACTTGAAGCGCCTCCGTTTGTTATCAACACTGAACGGGGCGAAATGAGAATGGTGGGTGCATAAAATGGCAGATATTTCAGCATTTCCAACAATGCCAGTTGCAAACGATTCAGAACTAATTTCAGACGGCGGGCCGATCCTGACGTTTACCGCTTCAGGTACTATTAAAGTCGGACAGGTTGTCTGTTTTGCGGCAGCAGGGGCATCCATGACTGTTCTTGCGTCAATTGCAGGATCTGGAACCGTGCCTGTAGGTGTTGCTCTTGACAATGCAACCGACGGTGAGAAGATTGCTGTTGCCATGATGGGGTGTGTTGTCGAAATGGCAAACGCAGACAATGCAGCAACGATTGACGCAGGCCACTGGGTAGAATGCAACGATAATGCAGTTGGTGGGACTATCAACGAGATTGATTTCACTGCTTCAGGTGCTACCGTGACTATTAAGGATCAAACAATCGGTATGGCACTTGACGATATCGCAGCATCTGGAACCGGACGGGTACTTGTTATGCCTATTCCGCTCACAGTGGGGAACGCATCATGATAACAGCAGCAAACTTCCACGGGTCAACCGGACTCACTACCTATCTGCGAGCTCTTGAGATGGGACCGGGAGAACTCAAAAGATACGTAGATGCAGCCATTCCTCGTGAACTTGGGCACTATGTTCTGAATAAGGATGAGTCTGGGTATGATCTGAAACCCGTTCGTGAACTTATCACAATGGAAGGCATTGAGGGCACCGATCTGATTCAGACTGAGTTCTTCGCGACGATTAAGGAAGGGGCAGAGCCACGCCAGGCAATGAGGAACTTCATTCCGACGATTAACCTGGGTAGCGGTTCGGGTCTCAAGATTCCGAAGAGCACCAGCGGATCTTATGCTGAGGAAGTCGCGGAAACTACAGAAGTACCTCCAACCAATGCAAAGTATTCAGCCGTTGACGTAACCATTAAGAAGATCGGGACCCGCCCACAAATCTCTGATGAGATGATGGCTGATTCTAACTATGATCTCATTGCCCTGGAAATTCGGAGAGCAGGGGCAAAAATTGAGAACAAGTTTAATAGAGACTCGCTTCTGACTTGTCTTTCAGCCGCAAACATTCAGGAACATGACTGTACCGGTTCAAACCTGGGGCTGCCTGCAATCGCATCCGCCCGGGCGAAGGTCAACAAGGTCAACCGCTCTGCAACCAAGATGCTCATCACCCCCGACATGGAATACCAGGTTCTCAGCTCCCTGCTGCCGGTGTCAACCAGCGTAGGGTATGAGCAGGTTATGAGAACCGGACAGATTGGTCGGATTCTCGGGCTTGACACCTATGAAACCACTGTAAGCACGGGAAATAACTCCTATGTCTGGGAATATGATTCTGATGGAGATTTCGGCGCAATTGTCGCGGACGTTGATGAGTTCGCTCTGAACGTTATCAGGCAGGATATCACCGTAAAGCGGTATGATGACCCTGTAAAACAGATACAGGGTGGAGTCATTACCATGAGATACGGCACTGGTATCGTTGACGCTACAGCCGCGTGCAGGATTGAGTACTGAGCGCCTATGGTGCTTACTACCAATCATGCAAATTTTCTGACAAAAACTTACCAAGAGGCAGTTCAGACTGCCGAAATGAAAGACCAGCAGAGGATTAAAACCCATAGAATTGCCATGACTCCAATCGACACACAAAACCAGAGAGGAAGAAAGGGGTATATATGGCTAGAATAACCTCAGCTCTTTTTGTAGCGATGACCGGGTGTAGCCTGGACTCTACTATCATAGATTACATCCTGGCAGAAGCGGATCGGCTGATAGATGCGTTCGTGGCGGCACACGGATTATCAATCTCTACCACTGCCGGGGAAACTGCGTGCTTGGCATACGCGAAAAGCCTTTTAGCAGACCGAAACCGGTTCGACGGAACCTTTGATGTATCGATAATGGGATACTCTCACAAGGGAGGCACAGAATCAATTATCAACCAACTCCGGGAGGAAGCAGAGGCCATACTACTTGCAGAGGCTTCTGGAGGCCTTGGCGCAATCATTTCACGGGTTGATGCGTAATGAGTTTTCCTTCGTCCATGCTAATCCATCAGGCAAACCTTGAGACATCAGAGACCCTTGGCGCAGCTGATATAGCAGGGATAAAGGCAACCGTAAAAGTATACACGGCCATTGCGTGCCGGTTTGACACTCCAGCGCCTA